TTTCCACCTTTACCTACAGCAACCATAGTAGGTGACTTAATACCTGCAACTGTTCTAGTACCTACAGTAAATTGATTTTGTGACCAGTTTTTACCTGACCTGTTATCAGGTTTAAAGTTTGTACCAGGTGGACAAAAGTCTTGTTGTAATTCTTCATTAGTATCTAACACATCAAGCACCGCAGACAATGCATTCTTAGCTATGTCTTCGTTGCCACCTACCCACATAATACGTATGTTAGGGTTTTTACATATCTGATATACAGCAAAGTGTATTAACAGTTCAGTCTTTCCATGTCGTGGGGGTGACAGTATCAATAATTCTTTACCATTATCTATAGAATCTATAATGTTATTAATCCAGTTCTCATGAAAGTCAGCGGTTTCGTAGTGTTTACCTAGTTCGGTTCTAAAGTATTTGTGTCGGAAGTTCGAAAAATTTTCTAATGCAGCTTCAGCTTCGGTGGATAGTTCCCAGTCTTCTGCTGCTACTGCGTTTCTAGTATCAATCTTGTAGGCAGCGAGCATGCGACTGACAGTAGCAGAAGTGCAACCAAGGAGGGAAGCCGCATGTGCTACTGTCATATCGCCAGTTGCAACCTCGTCAGCTATACCTTCACTTACGAAAGCTCGGTAATACTGTCCTCGTCTAACGGAAGCGTAGTCGCCCTCGTCAGACTTACGTTCAATATTAATAGGTTTTACGTCATCTTGTGTGTTGTAATATTTATCTCTAGCAAATTGTCGTTTCTGGCATGTACCTGAACAAAATTTACGTTGTTTCCCCTTTAATTTTTTCCTGCAACCCTCAGCTATACAGATTACATTTTTTGGTGTATCTACCATTATTTAACTATCTTTCCTTAGATGTTTGTATAGTGAGAATTATATGCTATAGTTCAGTTAATTACAAACACTAAACTGTAGTATTTTGTAACAGGTAAAGCGGTGACCGGGACATCAAAAGCTGCTGACTGGTAATACAGTACACTAGAAAGACAAAGGCAGTACCCAAGAACACTAGAACAAGTTTAGTCAGCATCAATAAAGACTATGCCCGCTCACGCCCATTCTTACTGGGTTTCTACAGAAATTACCAGCATATTTTTTAGACCTTACGTACTATATACAGAACACTTAAGTTAACATATGCTAGTCATACAAGTATGACATATAGCATTCTCATACATAGCTATATATCCTAATTTGTAATCTAACATACATACAGTCCTTCCGACTTATGAAGTCGGACTGTATGCAGTTTGATTTCAAATAAAGAGATATATAGTTATTTAATATACCTATGTAGAGAAAGGAAATATATGTGTGACTTTATACATGATAATTGTGATGGATATGCTATGTATTCAACAGGTTTAAGCATTGATGCGTGTGACGAATTTGTTCGTCAAAACCCAGATGCTTATACCTATATAAAAAAATAATCATCTCTATCTGTCCTATTGACTCATGGAGTCGGACAGATAGAGATTAATTAGAAAGGAATAATTATGAAGTGTGTATGGTGTGATACTGCAGTGGAATATACAATAAGCAATCTTTGCGAATCATGTGCAGTAGAACAAATGTATGGTGTATTTTAGAAAGGATAATTTAAATGCAAAGTAATTCTATAAACCTATTTGGTAAATTCAAAAATAAAAGATGTGTAGTTTGTACATATCCTATTGTATTCGTTAAAGACTGTTGGATGAAAAAGTCTAAAAAGACAGGTAAAGTGTATATGTTAAATATACATTACTTTGGCGACTGCAAAGCTAAAGTTATAGCATCCGATGTATCTGTATGGGATTGGCATAAGAAATCTCTAGTAAAGTAAATATCGCAGAGTGTCCTTCCGACCTTTGGAGTCGGACACTCTACGATATATATTAATTTATATATCAAGCTATTAATACAAATAATAAGATAATGAAAGGAGTATCTAATGGCAAAACAAGTACCTTATGAGGTAATCGATGCAATAACAGGTAGAACACTTACTCAATGGAGTGAGATGACACCAGTGCATTACTATAGTACAACAGCAAAAGGAGTGAAAACTTCTTTCTTACACTTAGACAAAACTCAACCAGAGGTTGCAGAATTGTTACAAGTTATTAGAAATGCACAAGCACAACTTTGGGAACTACATAACCAAAGTCCTACTTCATTACAAGGGAAGGATAAAGTAACTGAGAAAGTTACTGCATCAGTCCAAGCTTCTATTCCAGTCATGGAGGATGAAGCACCGCTATAAAATATAGTATATTTTATACTGCCTATACTTAATGTGTAGGCAGAATAAAGTATATAAATATATAAATAACTTTTTATATATTTTATACTTTGTTAAGTAAGTGTTGTATAACAACTACAATACTATGAACGAAGGGAAGATATGTTAGACATAGCAAAAATCAATGATGCAATTAATACACTCAGTACTTTGTTAGATAAGTATGAGATAACACAAGTAGAACGAATGGTTGGACAAGGTGTTATTAAATTCTATGAGAACAAAGCAGAAGATAATTACACTGCAGACTTGAAAGCTTTAAACATTGACTTAAAAATTGATGTTGACCAAGCAGATTACGAAGATATACCGTTCTAATTTTATAGTATATATATACCTTGATATGAAAGAGAAACAGAAAGGTATGTATGTTAAATACTATAAACTACTGCGAACAATGCGATACAACGCATAACGCAGATTACATTTACTTGCAATATCACAAGTAATTTATATATTATTGTGTGTCCTTCTGCCTTATGGAGTCGGACACACAATATGAAAGGAAATATATGGATACAAAAACTACACAAAAAGTACTATCACAAATGATGGACATGATAGACAGTATGCGTAAACAAATAAAGTTATTAAGTCTTGTACAAATGACAATAGTAGAAAATCTAGCTATGAAAGACGACAAGTTCATGTCTAATTTTATTAGTGCTACATTATCTGATAAAGATATTCGTGACGGATTTACAGAGTTTGTTATGAATAGTAACGATGTTAGTGACGCAGCTAAAGTATTTACTATGGACATAAATGAGTTCATCAACAATAAAATGGAGGAAGAATAATATGCGTATGTATACAGACAGTGCAGATGCTATCAAAGCTTATGCAGAAGAAGTTAACTTCGACTTATCTAAATGTGATGAGGTAATTGAAATAAAGGAAAGCGATAAATCAAGAGGTGGTTTGCAGATTAAGTTTCCTAATTATCATAACAAACTTATGACAGTTACAATACATCACACTTGGGGAGATTTGTTTGACATTACATTTCATACCAGTGATAAAGGCGAACAAACAATAAACGATGTTTTCTTTGTTGAACTATTAGATACATTTAATGCTTTAAAAATAGCAATGACTGGTGTTACTAAAGGAGAATGGAGAACACATTTAGGTTTAGAGGAGGAATAATGGATGACATTTATGTATATAAAGATATAGATTCTAAAAGAAAAAGTAATGACTTAAGTATTACATTTTATTTTCCAACAGATACATCATTAAAAGAAGCAGTTGCTAGAGCTGAAGTTGAATTAATGAATGTATCTAAAAATATTGAATGGTCAATAGATATGTATACGATAAAAGATGAGGAGGAATAATGGCAACTTATAAAATACTTGTTAGATTTGAAGCTGAAGATTGGGATGACGCTGTTAGCGTTGTTGAAAATATGTATATAAAGATATAGATAATAAAAGAAAAACTAATGACTTAAGTATTACATTTTATTTTCCAACAGATACATCATTAAAAGACGCAGTTGGTAGAGCTGAAGTTGAATTAATGAATGTATCTAAAGATATTGAATGGTCAATAGATATGTATACGATAAAAGATGAGGAGGAATAATGCCTAATTGGACAGATAATACAATAGAAATCAGTGGTACTGTAAAAGATGTTAATGATTTTATGGATACTATTACAAACAAAGTAACTGTTGACGGTGAACCTGAAGTTATATTTAATTTAACTGATTGTTTTCCTTTACCTACAGAAATGAAAGCATTACATCAAGGTAGTCGTGAAATAGATGGCGTTAAATGTGACGCATGGTATGACGATGCAGATGGATTAAGACCATTGCTTGATGTAACTAAGAACGAACTCATTGCTAAGTATGGTGTATATGCACCTATTGATTGGCAATATAGATTTTGGGGAACTAAATGGGGAGATTGTGACACTGAGTTATTATCAGACACAACATCCCAAGGTACAAGAGAACTTGTATTTACATTTCAATCTGCTTGGGGAGAACCATTTATGTTACTTAATGACATAGCTAATAAATATAACTTATCAATAATTAATACTGTTCGTCACGAGTTTGAAGATGATACAGTTACTACTGAGTATCCTTGGACACCAGAAGAAACACTAGATGTTTATCGTGACCATAGACAAGTATTAGATAAAAGTAAACAAATGTTAAATAAAGAATTCAATGCAGAACCACTGTAATTGATAACGCAAAAGCTACTTACATTGCTAGTTTGCTTCCCCTTACTAGCCATTAGTCCAAAATGTAGGTAGCTTGTAGCACACGAGTAAATCCTAATTGCTTCACATTGCATCATTAGGAAACTACTTAAAGCATAGAACTTGTGTGTTACAAGCTATCTATAATATGTCGACCATTTGGTATCCAATCCATTAGGTCTAATCATATAGTAGGTAGCTTGTAGCCTATTGTGCTTGGTAAGAGAGAACTGAGAAATATGAGTGCGGTTGAAAGTAACTAGCGCAGTTACCGGTAGCACAAACAGTAATCGTACACAGTAGGTTACAAGCTATCTATAATAT